TTCCAACTGTAGGAACGCTTGTATACCCTCCACCGCGATTTGTAACTACGATTGATCTAATACCACCATTAACAATAGATGCTGATGCTGTTGCAGTGACCCCAACACCAACCATTGTAAGATTTACAATGTTTCCTGTTCCTACATTTTCCAAATCATTAGTGCTATCTCCACTAATCAATTCATCTATTTCATCAACATCAGTATTAATGAGTTCGTCTTCATACCTGAACAACTCACATCTTAATTGATATGTGTATAGTCCTTGAAGTTGATAAAATGGTTTTTCATGCTCTACATATTTAATTTCAAACAAACGTTTCCCTAGAGGAAAATAAACCAAATCACCTTCTTTTGGTCTTGAGTGTAATTTAATATTTGGTTGATTTTCAATTAGAGGTGCAATATAAGTTTTAAATCTTTCTCTAGAAATTATGAGTGTGATTTCATTTAGTGCTTGTATACCAAACTTCGATAAAAGTGTTGGATTATCCCCATAACCTTCGTAGGTATCCACATAAGCTTCAATGGGATATGCATTGTTAAACTCTGATTCTACTACTTCTTTTATTACTGTTTTTTCAGTAATGTATTGTCTAGGAAGATAATGAATCTCAACACCATACATTCTCAATTGTTCGTTGATTAGATCTTGAATAAGACCTTGCTCAGTCTTAGATCCTTGTATAAAAAATGGGTTAAGCATTCGTTTAACCTATCATATCGAAAGGAGGTACTTCGTAAGTGTTAGACATTTTTTCCATTAAAACATCTAATTCTTTTTGAGCATCATCGTATATTTGCCTACCATTAAGTTCTACCCCACCAGGTAATTTTACTCCAGTAAATTTAATTAAATTTTGTCCCCACTGTCTTTTAATAAGTGCGGTCAAATATGGTTTAATAAAAGAATCATTCCAAACTCTACTGTAATCATTTGGATCAAATGTTGAGTAACAGTCGATAATAAGATATTGATCTTTTCTTACGGATGCCCAATCAATATCCAAGTATAATCTGTCTTGTCTTTTATTAAAACGAATTTGTTTTTGAGTATTGAGAAGAAAATCTAGATCTTCCAAATAAGTCTTTACCATCGCATAACTAAGAAGTTCTGTAGTTCCCCAATAGTAAATATCATTCAAGAATAACTGATATTTTACACTAAACATATTGTGAGTAATTGTATTAGTTCCATCAAATGTGAAAATTTTATTCACTCCAATAATATTGGGCGGAACTTGCAGATAATTGCTGTTTTCTTCGTATGTAAATGTAGTCGCTGTGCCTACAATATTTGTTGTTGCTGTTGTTGTAGCAATTCCTACTGAGGCGCTTCCGCCTCTAGATCTACCCCTATCAATATCATTTTGAGTTATTTTATATTTATAAAAAGTAGGATAAACGCCATCAAAATGTCTTTCCTGAAAAAATTGGATAGCGTCATCTACTAAATCTTCAATTTGCTCATCAGCGACATTTATTTCTAAAACAGGCGCACCAAGTTTTCTCTTACAATAATCTATTAATTCTTGTCTCGTTGAAGGTTGCGCCATGGTTAATAACCTCTTAAAATATTTATGATTCTGTTTTTATTATGGAAGAAAGAATTTCTTGTTGTTTTAAATACAACTTGAAGTAACATTTTGCAATTTCTTTAATCTGATCTAAATCTGAGATGGAGTCAATTTCAGATGCTGCTTTAAAGTATTCAAAACTTTTACTCAAATTTTCTAATTCTATTTTATTTGGATCCATTGATTAACTGCCTTAGTAAAGATTTAATTTCGTCCATATCATTTTTTATATTAGCAACTTCTTCCTCAATAGAATGTACTTTTTGATTCTCTTTTGATTTAATATCTCGCATTGCTAGATATTCGTTATACCCAGTCATATTTGTATTAATAATTGAGTTTGTTACTGGATCTCTAACTAAGTCGGAGTGTCCAGAAACTTTTATATATTCCCTTGTCATTTTATGCTAAAGCAATTGTTCTAAGTTCTTTAAATCTTGGGGGATAAGCTTGATTTGTTCCTGTAGCAACAATTTTAATTCTATAAAATTTAAATGATGGCAATTCATTTACAGTAAATACATTTTCTTTATAATCAAGTTGATTTGATTCGAAATCAAGTATTTGAGACTTTGAAACAAAAGAATCTGGCGCTCCATCATTGTTTTGTGCGTCAATAATTCTTCCTCTATAATCTAAATTAGTGTATCCAGGAAAAGGTACAAATATAGGATCAAATCCGCTACGATCACTGATAGCGTAAAAAGCTCTAATATCAGAGTATTCATTGATATAAGCAGAAAGAAGAATTTTTAATGAAGTTGCTGGATTTTCTAAATTGACTTCCTTAGAAATATATGTAAATGCTGTAGGATCATTTAAAAGACTATTCGCTCTGCTATCAGTAGCGTAATCTGTAATTATACTGTTAATTCTGTTCGAAATAAAAATAGCACTCACTCTTTGAGTGTCAATAACAGGAGACACTCTAGAATCAGTAGTTTCTAAATCTAATTGCATATTGAATGACCTGTTGCCCGGCAAAGCAAGTCCAGTTAAATTATTTGCTTCGTTAATGTCTGAACAAACTATTCTAGTACTAGTCAAATAATTTGATTTATTCAATGTTACATTTTCATATCCTGCGTTCTGATAAGGAACTTCAGTTCCACTTAAACTTTGTCCTGTTATAGTTCTAATTTTAGCATCTAATTTAGTTCCAGTTACAACTTGATGTTGTACCATTGGAGAAATAATTTCAAATGGTATATTTTGTGTTGATTTGATTTGATTGCCACCAGAGAACTTAGATTCATTGAAATAAAGTTTGGGGAATCCAACATCAGTGCTTCTATCATTTCCATCAGATGCCATATTAATTTTAATATTATGAGAATCAAATGTTATTGGATTAGAAACCGTTGCATCGTTCAAATAATGTGTTTTATTAATTCTTCTAAGAGAAACTCCACCTAGTTCATATTTATAAACTAAAGTGCCCACTGGATAATTTTTCTTAAATCCTAATACATTTCTTGTTATAGTTCCTCCAATAGTATTGCCAGTAACTTGAGTATATCCAATAATTTCATCTCCAATCTTCAAGTATCCAACATTAGTTGTGCCAACTCCAACATTTTCGAATTGAGAGAATAAAGATGCATCTTCTACAGAAATAGCAGTTGTAGAATCTGTATCATACGCAGTGATAAGTTTAGTTGGAATAATGTCCGAATTTACATTAGATAAAGTTACATAATTATCCTCAAAGTACATACCACTATTAGTGTGATTAACTAAAATATGAAGTCCATCATTTACAACTTCAATATTACTAATTTGAACATTAGCACCATTACTTAAATTTAATTGCGTAGTTATTCCTGAATTGTTAATATAACTTACAGTGTTTCCTGCTCCAGAAACTATAAACTCACCTTGAACATTATCTAAAATAATCTCATTTACATTAGAAATAGATGTAACAGAAAGTTGTGCATTAAATCCTGTTGGAATAGTTCCAATAGTGCCTATCCCTAAAACGTCTCCTACCCGATATCCAATTCCACCATTATTAATGGTGGCACCAATTGCAACTCCGTTGTTAACGGTAATGTTTGCAGTCGCATTTCTTCCTGTACCAGTAATTGTTACAAGATTTACTCCGCCAAAAGTTTTTCCTCCAGATGATGGAGTATACCCGATTCCTGCGTTAATAATATTAAGAGAACCAGTAGCAGATCCAGCACTTCCTACATAGTTTCCTGTTGCATTAGTGCCGTGCTGTAAAACAGTATTGCCCAAGTTTAATTGGGTATCATTAATAGTATTAGCAAAACCGACTCTAATCTGCCTTGAACTAATATCAAGACTATTTGGTAATAATGTTGCTACTTGTTCATTCCCTTCTGACAATACTGGATTATAGAATTGAATATCTCCTTTGGTCACAAAGTCTGCTCTATACAAAGTAAATTTCAAGTCTTCCCATTGACTTGCATCCCAAGTTGAACCATTTTGAGATTTGAATAAAGAACCAAGATATGGTTGATTGGATATAAATGTTTGAGTTAATAAATCCTCTTCGCCAACTCTTGAAATAAACGCTTGATATTTTGTTGAAAGTGAGAGCAAACAAATTGCATATTCTCTACCATTACCTTCAAGATAAACAGGAGATTTAAAAGTAAATCTAGTTGCAGATGTCCCATCATTGGATATGTTTACTTGATCTGGATTGAGAACAACTTCCGAGAAAGGTAAAACTTTTTGAGTAGGAATCCCAGTCTGCATGGTTCTTATTTGTAATATAACTGGTATATCATTATCATCTCTAGATTGGAAGAATACATCACAACTTGTTAAGAAAATTCCATTATCTTCTTCAACTAAAAATGATTGTGCCAGTGGGTCAACCCAAGCATTTTGAACATCCGTTCTTGTTTGTGAATTAACTGTAGTTGATGAAATGAGTTGAGGACCTGTGGTGCTAAAAATAGCTCTTTCCTCAAACAATTGTTTATTTTCAATTCTAGCATTTCTAACAGAAGTAATTTCCTCTTGGAAAGTTTCTAAAACACCGCTAGCAGAATAAGTTTCTTCTCCAATTGTAGTTGCTCTATTTTGATCATTAGTTTGGCTGTTAATTAAGGTAAAAACTTTAGTTCCAGTTTCAAATCTAGGGTTACTAGATACATTTGGATTTGGTATGAAGAAACTAAAAATGCAATTAGAAGAAATATCTGATATTATTTGCAAATCGTTTAGTGTTGCAATAGCACCACTAGTTTGTCCAACAAATATCATACCTGGAGCAACCCATCCACCATATTCTCCTTGAACTTTATCTGATAATGAAAAAGTATCTACATTAAGTATTTCTGAGGTAGATGAGTATGTACTTGGAATTACTCTATTGGAATATGGACTTTGGGTAAATTGAAGGGTGGGATTAATATAGGGACCTTCTCTATGTTTTGGAGCTGCTGCTCTAAAAGTTATTCTTGGGGTGACTCCTGGAACATCTCTATTCAATCCAGAGTTATTCATTGTACCAATTATAGTCTCTCCAACTTGGAAAGATCCAGAAATCATACTAATATTAAGAAGTTTTGGCACACAATAATTTGTAACATCAATCCCATCAAAGAATCCATATAATTTTGTATTTGGTTTTAATCTCTTAGCAGTAATTTGAACATTTCTAGATCTCATAAACTTAACGAGATCTCTACTAATCATTCTTTCTCCAGTTGATGTGACATCAAACTGTTCTGTAATGAAAGTTTGAGTACCTGTTCTAGATTCCTGTCCAGTTGTTGTAGAAGTTGAAATAACATCTTCAATAACATTTTCTGTTGTAGTAACTTCTTGTCTTTGCCAAGTCCAATTTCCCCATCTACCATCAGGAGAAAATCCCAAAGCATGAAATCCTCCTCCAATATTTCTTCTATTTCTTTCTACTACTTCTGTTCTTTGAATGGTTTCAACTATTCTTTCTGTACCTATCCAATCAGTTTCCCAAGAGTTCCAAGCAACAGGAGCAAATCCTTTATTTGGATCGAAACCTAAAGTTGCAACGGCGGTGGCAATAGTCTGCGAATAGTTTCCTTCTTTATTGATAATTTTTGGTTCTAGTCTAACAGTATCTAACCAAGTATCAGATGGTGGAGTTAATTCTAAGGTAGCTTGCCAAAAACTTATAATGTATGGAGTGATACTTTCGGTTCTTGTTGCAAAAGTTTGTTTTAACCACTCAACTTCAGTATAATTGAGAGTTACAATATCACCAGTTTTTTTAATATTATTTCCTTCTGGATTAGTAAATGCCAAATCTCTATTTGGATCAATATTTACGACAGGTCCAAATGCCAAATCTAAACACGTTGTATAGTGTTTTGGTCTCGTTTCTCCATTTTTTACATCAATACTATTATTGACGGGAATTTGAGATTCCTGTGGAAGTAATGTTTTAAAATTATCGACAGCAAATCCAGATTTAAATCTGTTTAATCCATTTGAATCTGGGATGAACAAACTAGAAGTACTTGTTTCTAGTAAAGATAAAGATGTGTAATACTCTAAATTTTTAATTCTATTTTCCAGTCTTCTAATGTCGGACATTGTATATCCTTTATTTTCCAAAAATCTGATGGAGGCATCAGAAACATTAAACAGATATGGAGGAAGTTTTATTGATGCTATTTCTAAACAACCATCAATAACTGTTGGTGGTTCAAAATTTTCTGAAGGAACTCCAGATGAAACTTGAAATCTTCCATCCGATGATAGAAAAATTCTATCCATTCTTCCCAGATAGTAAGAATATGAAAGAGTTATGGTTTCATCAGAGGCTAAAATATTGGTAGCAGTATTTCCTGTTGCGTTAAATGTTCTACCTTTAAATTCCAATGGAGATCTAGAACCAGGAGATACTGTATAATTAGAAACTCTTGGTCTTATATCAATAATATCAGTATTTCTGATTCCATTCACTTTTGAGACATCTTTGATATAATCAAAAGATTGATATGAATTTGTTGTCGTAATGTCTCCATTATCAGAAGAATCATAGAATGTATTAATAAAGTAAACTTTGATTTTTCTCAATGGTTGAGAAGTATATTGGTTTCTTTTTATAACTCCATAGTTATAGAATAATCCATTTTGACCATTGTTAAAAGTAAATTTCGATGATATATTTAAACTTGGACTACTGAGTGATGAAATAACAGCTTGAACACTAGATTCTTTAAATTCGACTATTTCGCCCTCAATGAAGTTTGAACTAGATTTTATAATAAATGTTATTTGAGAATCTGTTAATCTTTCAGCAATTATTCCTGATGCCCCAGAAGTTTTTCCAAAGATTTTTTCTCCTATCACCAAATCTGTTGTTTTTGATGTGGGACTATTAATAGATGCCAAAGTCATTTTTGGTGCCGATGGATCATTATTATCAGTTGATTCAAAAACACCTAGAACATTAATTACATCTGGCCCATTCAATGATATTACATCATCCTGAACTCTAGTTCCATATGGATAATTTCCATATGTTAATCCATCATTTAGCGTTGTGCTTCCAATTCCAGAAGCAGAATTTTTAGATTTATTAATAACTAAAGTATTAACTCTATTTTTATTTTTTATTTTTGATGTTGGTGAAATTTTTCTTAAAGTTGTATATAGAGTCGCTCCAATATCATTGGATCCAAGACCATAGATTTGGAGGGTATTAAAATTTGAAGAAAAACTTAGTTTGTCTGATCTTAAAATTTCATATGATCCATCAGATCTAACTAAAGTGTATCTTTCTTCATCAAATGGTAAAAATGTTTCGTTAGTTCCTGCAGACACTGCTAATGAAAGTTGTCCACTTACAATATCTACATTGTATTGTTTTCTGATACTTATTGATGATGAAGACAAATCAACTGACGAAATTGTTGATTTTGGTAAAACGGTATAAAATGTATTATCTGAAGAGGAGTCAAATTTTGATGTTAAAACACTAAAATCAGTAGCATTAAATGTAGTATTAGGGAGAGATCCATTTACAATACCGGAAACAGTTGTTACTCCAGAAACAGTAACTTGAGTTGTTCCAACGCTAACAATTGATGCAACAATCGGATCTGTATAATTTGGATCACTGTATCTAACCAGTGTTCCTACTTTTAAATTGTTATTTGGGAAATTGACATTAGTTGATGTTACTGTACTTATTCCAGCATGAACTGGAGAAATAACCGCAGTTCCAACATCCAATGATATAGATGGAATAATATCTGCAGTGAAAGTTTTTGCAGATCCAACAATTCCATAAACGGATTTTACATCAGATATTCCGTATGATGTTACCGCTATTGAAACTCTAGTGTCATTGATGCCATTAATCGTAAATGATTCATTGGTTACAAATTCGCCATTTTTTTCATAAACAGAAAAAGTTCTTTGACCAGTAACTGCATCCTTCAAAAAGGCAGTTGCCCCACTTCTATTTCCTTTTATATAAGTCGGAACAGTTAATGTGATTGGTTCATTTACCGTAATTTCTGATGTGGTTTGGATATCATATAAAGATATTTGCCAACGATTCAAATTTGAGTTGGTTGTATCATAAGATCCAGACTCTAATTTAAAATCATAGACTCTTGCTAATCCAATTTCTTTTCCTGCACTAGTAGTTTGACTCGATCCTACTCTTTCACTTCTTAAACTAAGGACATATGTATTACCAATTCCTGTAATTGGGGAACCATATACTCTGTTTAATGTAAAAGATGAACCAGTATTAAAAGCAAATGATTGATTATTTAAAGTTTTTGTTGTTCTTGGTTTTGGTACATCTAGATAATTAGAACTTATTGTTTCGACTTCATATCCACGTACAAATGCCTTTCCCGGAGAAACTCTATACAATGCGAGATTATCATTAGGAACAGACCCAGCAGGAGTTAACTGACTTTCTGTATATATCCCTCTATTACCCTCTTTGTCATTTAGAGACTCATTTAAAAATATATCAAATGCCTTTGTCGTATAATTTCCAGATTCTGAAAAAGTTCTTCTTGCAAATTCATCTGCAATAATATTATAGTCAGTGTTTGTCTTTTTAGATCTTAAAGTTCCATTTTCAATGGTGGCAAGTTCAACAAAATTATTATCATCAAAATCATTCAGTGCTTTTTTGGTAAGTCTAATAGATATTTTTAATCTATCAGCGCCTGGGGCAGCATAGTTATTGTATCCTTGAGAATTGTCATTTAATGTTTCATCCAGATCAGAATTAATAATTTCTTCCGTTACAAATAATCCAACTCTATAATTAGGAGTGTTTGAATATTGATCTAATAAAAGCACTTCAGATTCTACCGATACAAACCTTCCTCGAATAAAATAAACTCCATTGGTTATTTGAAAGGAAGAACCTGTTGATGTTGCCTCTGCTTCTAATGTAGATGCAAAAGGTTGTCCTGCAGGAATAATGGTAGATCCCAAATCCTCTGTCTGAATATTTTCAGAACAAGTTAATAATTCGCCATCAGAAAAAGTTTCTACAGTGTTGTTAACTGGATCAGAATTTAAATACTGAATATAAAGAGTTGTCTTTCCTCTTTCTGATCCTTCTGAACCTGTAGATAATAGTGCCCTATCAACTACAGCAGTAACTCCAGATGTTAATCCTGTTATTTTTTTGCCAACTAAAAGACTTGCGTACAAGTCTACAGGCACTCCAAGATAAGTATTCTGTAATTGAATGGAATAATAGAAAGCATTATATGAAGTATTTCCCGGAATAACTTTAGCACCTTCTTTAAAGAAGTGTTGACCAAATCTTTCGATTTGATTTTGTAATATTGATTGTAGTGTAGTTAATTCTCTTGCTTGTACAGGATATCCTGGTTTAAAAAGAACTTGATAATAGTCCTTATCTTTTGCTCCTGTTCTTAGTGCATTGAAATCATCAAAATATGGAGCAACGTTGAGATTGGTAACCTGTGACATAGTTGTTTAGAATTGCAATATTACTTTAATGTCTTCTTTTTGGTTAGATGAACGGGTGATAGAAGGTCTATTATCAACATAAATTATGTTTCCAGAATATTTTTTAACTTCTGGATTTGATATTCCTTTTGTGAAGGATTGTCCAAGATAGTAAGTTCTATTATTTATTATCGTAGATACACCAGTAAAAGAAGTATCAATTCCTAAAGAAACTGAACCACCAGAAATAGTAAGATTTCCAGATCCAGTTGGAGAACTTAAAAATCTATTTAAGTTATATCCATAAACTGGATTTGTTGTACCAATTCCAGCTCCAGGAGTTGTTGTAAAACCAGCAAGCGTTCTATCCTGCCAATATTTTAAAACTCCTGTTGTTGGATCATAACTGACTACCTTACCTGCCGCTGTAACTCCAGTTCCCGTTGTTTGAGTAATAACGGAGTCTGCTGTAAAAGTAGCAGTTCCAGAACCACTTCCTGTTAGTTTTAATGCATAAACAGCACTTGCCTTATCCAAACTTAAATTTTGAATCGAATCATATGCTTTTGGATTTTCTACTACACCAACTCGTGCTATTTGATTTCCAGTAATGAAATCAGGATTTTCTATATCATTTTCTATTCTTGAATAAAGAAGAACATTTTTTGCCCCAAGTTCTCTGTAAATGTCGTGACCATGCCCTCCTTGGGGGGAAATGATTACATTAAAAGTTGGTTGAGTTGAACCTTTTGGAACATTACCGGCACTTAAATCAATATTACCGTATGTATATCCGGAACCTTGATTTGATATATTTACAGATTCTACTTCTTGATCATTATTAATCGTTACCGTGCATTCTGCCCCAGTTCCATCTCCTTTTATAGGGACTCTAGTATAGGTTCTGTTAGCAGTTCCAACTCCTACTCCTCGATTGGTAATCGTTACAATTTTGATCGATCCGTCTACTGCATTGTCTCTTATCGCAGCATTTTCCGTAGAAGTTTCCCATTCTAGTGGAACGGGAATAAAATCGGTAGATTCAAATTTAGAAATTTCAGAGGCTTTTATAGTATATAAGTATTTCCAAATATATCCATCTCCACTAGTTCCAGCAGATTTTGGTTCCAAGTCAGTGAATGTTGGTTCATCCAATGAAGGTTGACCATTTGTTGTTTCAGGAGTTGTCCCATTTTGTAGGCATATATAAACTCTATACTCACTATTAACTACGAAATAATTTGCGGAATATAAAGTAGTAGCTCCAGATCTTGCCGGATTGGAAATACTATAATCATGGCGATACATATCGTATGTTATACCAGACCTCCAAAAACGCTTAGGAACAACGAGTCTTACATCACTATTAGTAATTTTTTTCAGTGCTATTACAGTATCCCAATAATTATTTTCTTCATCAAAATTATCTATGGGATTTGGTGGATTTACGTCCCAATCAGATTGAATATTAGTTGGATTTGGCAGTGCAATAAATGAATAATAAGCATTTGCCGTTGTAGTTACACCAGCAACAAAATTTTGTGCGTTTAATATTCTAACTTGATCAGTTATAATTGCTGACATTTTGAGATTTTTTATTTATTTATGGGTTTATAAAATATAATTTTGATACTTCAATGGATTTTTTCTACTTATTAGAGAACCTGTTCTAATACCAGTCACTCCATTTTGTGTATATGCATTGAATACATTTAAATCTGTTCTAGTGCTTAGAGTCAGTTTACCCCAACTATATTCACCATAGAAACTGCTAAATCCTAAACCTGTCAGTGAATTGTAATTAGATAAACTTACAGTTACTTTAGCAACATAAGTTAAACCAAATCCAACTGTATGAGTTTGTGCTATTGAGACTGAAGAAACCCTGTATACATTATCTAAACAAGTTGTTCCAACACCAATGACAGATCCATCAGAGTTTAAGGAAGTTACTCCATTACCAACATTAGAATTATATACAACAAAGTAATATCCCGTTTGGATTCCACTTACCGTTGTTACTCCAGTTACATCGGAGTCTCTTAAGAAAGAATCTTTAGAGATCAATAAGTCAAAAACAAGTCCTGTGGACGCAACACCAACTGATGTTGTTGATATACCTGAGATAATTCCAAAATCTCCTTCATAAGAAACGATGCGATTATTCTCAACAGTATTATCTGGAGATTCTATTAAAACAATGGGTGGATTTGAAGAAGTATATCCAAATCCAGGATTAGTGATTGCTATTGAAACAATACTACCATTAGAGATTGTTGCTAGAGCCAAAGCGGTAACAGTTGTACCAATTCCAACTCCCGTTGTTCCTGCAATGCTGACTGAAGGAGTTGTTGTATATCCTACTCCACCATCAGAGATAACAATTGACGATATTGTGCCTGCTACAGAAACTATAGATGTTGCTGCAGCAGAAACTTTTGTATCTTGTGAAACAATAATAATATCTCTTTGAAAAACAAATGGATCCGATCCACCTGCATTAGTTTCATTAATAGGATTAAAGAATGGTCTTACATTATCTACAAAAATTTCTGTGCTGCCAACTCCAACTGACTTAATCAAATACGCCGATGGATTGATAGATGCTTCATAGAGTTCTCTATTTTTTCCAACAATCTTGGAATCAATGAATAGATCTTCCATTTGTCTGCACCAAACAACTGGTCTTGACAAATCTGGATCATTTATATTTCCTGGTCCATAATATGGATTAGTTGAGACAACATTTACACTATCAATACTTGTCACAACTCTTTCTTCTTCTTGAAGAATTTCTGTTTGATTTAGGGAAGGAGAATAACTAATTGTTAGAGTATCTCCAATTTTTACAGTATCTAAAACTTCCCTTT